GCTTGAGTATCAGCAAGTATTTGCGCGTCAATATCGGCTTTCAGAATCGCAACGCCAAGTTTCTTGACCGCTTCATTTTCTCCCAACATTGCACTGGTTATGGCTCTGGCCGCCTCCGCTGCACCTCCCTCAACATTCGTGAATGATGCTAAATCAACGGCAAGCTCGCCAACCTGCCCGGCTAAATTTAGGGCAGCGGTTTGTGTGAACCCAAAGCCCGTCAGTAAGTCCCCGGTTTTCCCCTCCAGGTCCTTCGCTGCTACTTCCGAGAGTCCAAAATTATCAACCAGGTTTTGCGCCGAGGCCTCTGCTGCCGCGGATATGTCGCTAAACACCACCTGAAATTTTGAATTTACTTCCTCCGCATTTGACGCCGCCGTTACGAAAGACGTGCCGAGCGCAAGAATCGGGGCGGTCACAAATAGCGACATGTTTTTCCCGAACGTGGTTAACTTCTCGCCAACAACATCCGCCCTCTTGCCAAAGTCCTTGAGTCTGTCGTCACTGGTTTTGGTCGCGCGATCGAAGGAGGAGTTATCAGCTACGATCTTGGTGATCAGCTCAGAAAGGACCGGCATCACATACCCTCCACGTTCCAGCCGTATTGCTGGCGCAGCCGTTCTTTCTCGGCGGCCAATTCGTCGGGATTAAGTTCTGCGGTTTTCTTTTCCGAGGCCGGCTTGGGCTTGCCGTACTTGAACTCTGTGGTATAGCGATACATCAAGGCGACTTGGCCGACCGTCAGTTGATCCAGCATGTAATGTAGCGTCCATCCCGTAAGCACTGCGAGCCCGGCCAAAACCCGCCCGAGCTCTAAGTTCCGCTCACCGCTTGCAGCGGCCGGGGAGGGTCGTCGGCATCCTCCCGGTTCGACTCGAAGCTCTTGAAAAGCAATTCAATCACGAGATCGATGAACCGTCTCAATTGCAGGATGTTCGTGTTCTTCACGAGCCATCGCTTCGATAGCTTTCTCGTCTTCCACCACCCCCCGAGATTATGAAAACCGAACGGTTTCTTGGCGATCCGCAGGGCCAGATGCAGGGTCTTGTCGAAGATGTCCAGAGACTTCTCCGCGTCCGTTTGCCCCGACAGACCCCCTGCGAGCTCCTTGAGCATCTCATAATCCGAGGTGATCTCGAGCGCAACACCCGACGGGATCTGGGAGATGTCGATCTCCAGTCCCGCCAGTTTCACGATCACGGTTCGCGGCCGCAGAATATCGAGATCGTGGATTATTGGGTCTCTCATATGCCGATCTGGGTCTCGAGAACCATCAGCTGATCGTTCGTCGTTCGCGACGTGTCCAGCTCTCCCATCAAGGTAAATGGAATTGGCATCACCGGATCATCCGCGTTATCACTCTGAAACGCGAGCGCCAGGCCTTGCTCGATGGTCGTCGAGTAGACAACAACCACGGTCGATACCGTCGCACCCGAGACCAGCTTCGAGTTGGTAAATTTGTAAGCCTTGGGCGTTTGAACCGCGAGTCCACCGGTAGTCAACTGATGGACACTCCCGCTGGTGATATACGTACCAATCGATGCCGTGCCCACAGAGTCTATTCCACCCCTGATCGAGTCGATGGTCGGTAGATAGAACTCCAGCAGCGTGAAGGTGATAGTCACCGTATGCCGTCCGATCTGATCTACCACGTCTGGTCCGTTATCGGCCTGCACGTTTTGCTTCTCGATGTTTTCCGTGACGGTGAACTCCCGCCCCAGGCCCAGGGTGGTATACGATGCCAGTGCCGACGCAGCCACCTCGGCCTTCACCGATCCTATGACCCAACTATTGGCTTGAGTCGCACCCGTCGATTGATAGATTGGCATTTCTTATCTCCTCATCCGTTTTCGTAAGTCACCCGCACCGTCACCGGCACATGGTATACATCGGGGTCCTCTTCAAAGATCACTTGCCCCGCTTCGGTATCCCCAAGTATGAGATCGAATCCGTCCTGCGCTCCCTGAATATTCTGGAACGCGATCTGGACTTCTTGCGCCAGATCCATAGCATCCGCCGGCTTCGACGCCCGACAGGATATCTGCCACAGCGTCTGTTCTACCACGCCATTGTGCATCAGGACTTTGCTTATCTGAAAAAAGTTGATCGCCGGGAATCCCGTTCTCGGTTCTGGTTTGTTCCCGTGCCAAATCTGTGTTGACCCCGCAATCGCTGTGATTGCCGAGGTGTTGAGCAGCTTGTATCCGATGGCTTGCCAGGAATTCGATGCTGCCATTCAACGAAATCTCTCCAAGGCTGAATTGTAGCCGACGATGAAGAGATGACGCACGGCACTTCGTGAGCGCTCGAACGTCCCCCGGAGAATAGCCAACGCGGGACCCCCTGAAGACCCCCGTTTCAGAGACGAAAGATCCTTTCGCGTGGTTCGTTTAATGAGACGCCTCTGGTGTTTTTGCGTACCGAATTCAAGAAACCGGAAATACCATAGATTCGTCCCGATGTGCACGACATTGGGAGCCGCGGGAGCGTCTATAATATCTTTTGTCTTGGCCGGAAATCGTGGCCTACTCTGCCTTCTCCTGGTTGCGTAGGTAAGGCTACCCCGAGCCCGTCCGGTATCTTGAGGAGTCGCACTTACCATTCTGTCTTGCAGCAATATTCCCGCCGATGCCAAGATATCCTCCTGCTCCCTTTCTACCGCCACCCGAATGGCCGGGCCGTTCAGCTTGATGGTTGTCGTCATCTTCGTCAAACCACGACCTCTTTTGCGTCAATCTCCCACGTCCGGTCTCTTTCGTTAATATTCCGGATCGAGAGAATCTCAAACGTCCTGCTGGCGTAGTTGATCTGGTTCTCCGGCGTGACCGTGAGATCGCTCCGGTAGCGAAGGACAATCTGATGACTCATCTCGGCATTGACCTGTTGGGCGTTCGTGAACTCAGTTCCCCGCACCGGCTCGATAGATCCCCATACGGTAGCCACGGTTGCGAGTGTTGCCGATCCTTCGCCATACCCGTCACCGGCTTGCGTTTTGGTTTGAATTGTCAGCCGATGGCGCAGTTTGCCGCTGTTCATATTCTCCCCGATCCTGGGTTTGGTACCGATTCACTCCCATCGTAAATAGGATGGTTTCCAGCTTGATGACTCGATCTTCGAGATCCTTCACCCTCGTCTCCAGGACACGCTTCCTCATAATCGCATCTGCTTCCGCACTCCGAGAAGCGACTTCAAGCCAAGCGGTATTTCGTTCATCGCGATCTCGCTCGTCGCCTCTCTATTTTCGTACAAGTGCGCCGCCAACACCTTGACCGCCGATCTATGGATCTCAGCCACGCTACTGCCGGCATCCCCCTCGCCGGCCACGAAACGAATGGTAACACCGTTCATCGGCTGCAAAGTCACCGTCGGCCACACTTGTGAATACTTCAGGCTAATGCGCCCCGGCTCGTTACTGAGATCGGTCAAGTATACGCTCGTCGATGCCGTTGCCACCGTCCCGTCACTGTCGGTGTATTGCACATAGGTCACCGATTGCAGGGGTGGTAGCGGGATACGAAACCCATCGAATGGGAAATCATCAAGTATGAGATCCCATGTCTGGGTGACGTATGCCCGCCTCTGGACATCTTCGCAGTACTGCCTGGCCGCCACGATGAATTCCCCGATCAGGGTATCGTCGGCCGTTCCTTCCACCCGAGCGTGGCTTTTCGCCTCTGCCGTAGAGATCGGCTCCACGCTCGGTGCAGTAACAAGCACAAGGCCCATCTTATGTAATGGCCGTCGGAGTCGCTTCCTGCGCGAATCGAGACCCGCTCAGAACCGCGACACAACTGTAGAGACAACCAGCGGTACCTCCGTTATCCAACTGAAACCCGATATACGGTTTCCCGTCGGACAGCTTCGAGGCATCGATCTCGATTACAAACGATTGTGAGTTTGTCGAACCGATGACAATTCCGCCCGCCGTTGCCGTCACCTTTGCTGCAAGCGTATCCCCGGCTGCCGTCGTTTCCGCCCAATAATCGAAGGTGATAGCCGTATTCGACGACCCCGAACTATTGGTCGCCTCATCTATCGTCATCGCTATACCACCCTCGCTGGCCCCAAGCGTAACGATCAACGTCGCATGTGCATAATTCTTCAGGTTGAACCAATCGCCCGTTCGCGCCGTTGAGGCCGCGTCGATTGGCGGAAGAACATTCACAATGTGACACTGTTCTGCAATATTGATTCCCTTCATTTCTTCCCCCTATGCTCGTGTTGCCAAGCTCAAAAATGGCGTCTGCGAGTTCGTCCCCTTAAAGGGCGTCAAAGCACTGTTCCATAACGGCTGCCCGTCCACCCGGTAGATGAAGCGGAAAGCCATCTCGTCCGTAGTGAACTGAACGTGGATCGATTGCGCCGATCGCATGGGCGCCTTGTCGGCGAAAATGTACTGACTCAAGTCGGCGAGCATAATATCCCCAACCGTCCCCAGCGTGGCTGCCTGTTCGACGAACTCGATTGGCAAGCCAAGCAAGGTGTTGAACGGCCTTCCGGCAAGTTGATTGGCCGGCAGATACATCGGAACATCGGTGCTCGTAGCCGAGAGTACCATGGTGAACAGCTTCGGAATTATATCCTGGTTCGCAAACCATCGAGCATTCATTCGCGATCGCGCCCACAGTCGCGCATACATCTTCACGATATTCAACGGATCGATCGATGCGGCCACCTGTCCGGATTCCTTGGAAATCGAAACCGTACAAGCCGCGTTGAGAATCCCTTGTGGCTTCCCTGATCCGTCGCCGTTGTAAATCGCGTCGTCAATCTTGAAACCCATCTCTTCGGCGAATCCATTTGAAAAGATCTGGCCGAGTGCTGCCGCGTCTTCCAGTAGCTCATCGGTCGCATACGCAAGGCCCGCCAGTTTATTCAGCGTCAACTGGATCTGGCGAAACTTCGGCTTGGTCGCCGTTAGTGCCGCCGCCTCATCCACCCAATAGGCCCGGATACCACCCCATCGAGAACCGTCCGCGCGAGATGATTCATCGATAGAATTGATCTTGAGTGAATTGGACCTGGCAGATATCGGCATTGGGCTGCAATACTTTTGCAGGACCCCGGTGTCATGAACCTTCTGCAAGAGCTCGGTGGCAAAGTCGGTGCCTACCAAAAATCCACCTTCCGATGGTACGCTCTCGCTGGCCCCGGTCGCACGTTGCTGTTCCCGTCTCTGCCGCTCTTCCGGTGAGCCGTACAAAATCCGGATGTCATGATCCGTCGGGACGCCGCACTCTCTACCGGCAATCTGGGTGCCCGGCATCGCGCCCGGCGCTTGACGTGCTACCGCCTGCAAGAACTCCCCGAGGCTCACGTCGAAATTGTCGTGATTGATCGGCTCGGCGGCATCAACGCGTTCCTCTACCGGCTTCCCGATTCTCTCCCTGGTCTCGTCGTATGCCTCGAGCGTCGAGATCTGCGCCTCTATTTCATGCACCTCTCCGAGCTTTGCATTCAGCGCCTCGCGCTCCTCAGCGTCCGGATGGCCCGCCCCGCGAGCTTGCGCTGTATCGAGCAAGCGCTGCGATTCATCCAGCAACTCCCGCAGTTGCTTTCTCAAGTTTTCAAGCATGTATCTTACTCCTCGTATTCTGGATTTGTGCGCGTACCAGCTCGCTATACATCCGAGTGGCGGAATCGTCCGGCTCGGTGTCTATCTCCTCCGAGTGCCCTTCTTCTGGCGGCTCTTCGGGTTGCGTGATCGCCACGCTGAAATAGTCTGAAATACTTTCAAGTTCACCTTCGTGCAATACCTGACCATACCGGCTGCGCATCAAGATATCGACGACTTGCGAATCGAGATCCAACTCTCGGCACGCCTGGTCCATCTGCGCCCGTACGACCAATCCTTCGGTCTGTTCATAGGCCGCAAACGTCACCGGAGATACGTCATACAAGCGAACCTCAACGAGCGTCACCTTGTCCGGTTCATCCCCCTCGCTTCGCTTGGTTTCCTCTTTGATCACGTCGAAGCCAAACGAGCTTTGTGTCACATCGCCCCGGGCCACGCTCTCGATAACGTCTCGGCGACTGTCCGGCAGCACGACCGAATAGAGCAGTCCCTTTTTGTCCTCGGCGAGCTCAAGCGTTCCCGCCTTATTTCTGCCGAGAACCATGTTGCGATCGTGATTGAAAAGCGCGCGGATATCTTGCTCCCCGAGAGTCTTTGTGAAAGCCCCGCGCTTGACCTGTTCGTCCCACCATAGGATGCGAGTCCAAACACCGAACCGGGCCGCGTAGCCTTCGAGAGTCTTGCCATCGTCGGCCGCGCGTATTTCTGATTGCGCCGTGAATCGTCGAAGTCCGTTACGTTTCATTCCGTCTCCCAATAAAAAAACCCGCCACGCATAC